GACGGCCTTGGGGGTCTTGGCCACAGCCGCCGCCTGTTCGATCCGGTTGTAATCGTGACCAGAGGACGGTGACGGCGGTCCGGTCAGTGTTCCGGCCACGCCTGCGCCCGCGAAAGGCATGGGAGACACGTGCACAATCGTCACGTGACGATCGAGCCCCCTGATCCACTGAAGGCAGTCCAACGCGCGGGTGGCCATCGGTCCGGTCGGAGACCCCGTAGCACTGCCCCTGCCACCGTCCTCCAACGTGCCCACCAGGAGGAAGAACAGCGGCTTGGCGGCCAGGTCGTCGCCCAACAGCGCCTTGCGCGCGGCGGAGAACCACCGGGTAGCCCCACTGGGTCCTGTCGTGTCAGCGGTGACCGTCCCCGAGCCGTTGTAGAAGAACCCGGACTGGTAGCCACGACGCGCCCAGACGATTCCGGTGCGCTCGAACAGATAGTCGCAGAGCCCGCCAGTCAGAAACGAGGTGCCCGACGCCTGCTTGATACCTGCGCCGTCCACCCACTTGTCACCGTCGCAGACACCGAACGCGCGATCGGGAGAGGGCTTGATGATGGCGGACTGCTCGCAGCCGACGCCGACGAAAGCACCGCCGCCCAAGACGAAGCGGATGCGGCCATGGAAGGGCGCGGCGAAGACGATGCGCCGGTACATCAGGCCGGTGGTGGTCCCCGTCAGCGGTGCGGCCTTGGCCTTGTACATCTGGCCGCCGACCTCGATGTAGACCTGGCTGTCGTAATAGTCCGACCCGACGAAAGCAATGTCCAGGATGGTTCCGGTGAACTCGAACTCGGTCTCGATGATGTGGGTGACCCCGGTACGGTCACTGGCCGCATTGGCGACACCATCAGCGTCACCGGCTCCCGCGTCCTGCCAGCGCTGGCCCTGGGTATTGAAGCTGGCCGCGCTCGACCGCGCGTAGATCGTGGCGGGATTGACGAAAGTCTGAGCCGTGGCATTGTATTCATCGGTGGTGAGGATGCCAGCGGGGATCAACCCGCCGATGGGCTTGAAGTACTGGCTGGCCCTGCCGGTGTTGGTGATCATCAGACACCCACCATCAGCAGGTCGTAGACGTAGACCTGTCCCGGTTCCAACTCGCCCGCCACCTTGAGCACCGCATTCGTGGTACTCGTGGTCTCGACATAGGGGAACGTGGCCGCAGTCAGTGCGCCTTGAGGGCTCACCGCGACGTATGGACGCACCGTGAAGCCGTCCAGAACCAGGGTGGCCAGGGTGCCAAACGACACCGGCCCGGTGCCGGTGGTGATAGAGATGCGGTAGGCCAAGCGAATGCCCTCGGCCTCGTAGGTGGCACCGACGCCCGCATTGGCATGCAAGGTGATCGTCGGCAGGTCACCTTCGGCGCTGAGAACCTCGTAGACCTGGGCCAATGTGACGTCCGCGCCGTCGGCTCCAGCAGCTCCAGTGGCACCCGTGTTTCCAGTGTCACCCTTGGGTCCCTGGATACCCTGAGGCCCCTGGGCTCCAGCGGCACCGGTATCGCCGGTATCACCCTTATCGCCCTTGGGGCCTGTCGCGCCAGTCGCTCCGACCTGGCCCTGAGGTCCTTGAGCGCCCTGCAGACCGTCAGGCCCGATGGGTCCCTGGGGTCCCTGGCTGCCGGTAGGTCCGGTGGGGCCGACGTCCCCGGTGTCACCCTTGGCACCGGTCGCCCCGGTGGGTCCGGTAGGCCCGGTCTGGCCTACGGGACCTTGTGCTCCGGTAGGTCCTGCTGCCCCGGTGTTGCCGGTGGGACCCTGAGGTCCCTGGTTGCCCGTGTCGCCCTTTGGTCCCGTGGCTCCGGTAGGTCCTGCCGGTCCGGTCAGTCCTCGCTCACCGCGCAGGCCGGTGCTGCCCGTGGCTCCCGCTGGTCCGGTGGCTCCGGTGCTGCCTGCTGCCCCCTGGTCGCCCTTGAGACCGCGTTCTCCCCGGTCTCCCGTGGCACCCTTGGGTCCAGTAGCTCCGGTAGCTCCAGCTGGCCCTGTGAGGCCCCTCTCACCGCGATCACCTTTGTCACCCTTGGGTCCACGCGCACCAGTCGCGCCGGTATCGCCCTTGATGCCCTGAAGGCCACGCTCACCGCGTGCGCCGGTCTCACCGGGTAGTCCTCGCGGCCCAGTCGGTCCTGGAGCCCCCTGGGGGCCGGTATCACCCTTCGGTCCGCCTGGTGTGCCGGGTGGCCCCGGTGGGCCAGCAGGACCTTGCGGTCCCATGGTCTCCACTCGGACGACGGTGGGACTGGCCGGGACGCTGTCGACCTGCTTGAGGCCCTCCGCCGGGGGATTCCTGATAACCCAGCCGCCGTTGGAGAGCTTCACGCTCCACAATCTGGTCAGCTTGGAGTAGCTCCACTCCCGACCCTGTTCGTCAACCCACTTGGCCACAGTGACCTCCTCCACCTATTACGGGTGGAGGAGGGTGTGCTGGCAGGTCAAGCCTTTCGTGTCGAGATGACCAGCAGGTCCCGGATGAACCGGACCAGCATGCACAGTCCCAGAGACCCGGACAAGACGACCTCCAGAACGTAGCCCCGCTCCTGGAAGAGCAACACGGAAAATCGACTCACCGTGTAGGCCATGGCCAGGTCACCAGCGGCGCACAGCAGCGCAGACTTGCGGGTGTCGATGACGTATCCCACCAGGACGATCAACGGCGCAGCGACATAGACGATGGCTCGTTGCTGAAAGCCCTCGGTGATGACGGTGTGCACGCCCCAGAACCAGATCAGCAGGTACACCACGAACTGGTACAAGAAGATCTGCTCAATGGTGATGTGCAGTCGCTTCAGCATAAGGGTTTCTCCTCCTACCTATTCCAGGACGAGGAACAAGAAAACCCCCCACGCCGTAGCGCGAGGGGTTCTCCTGAGGTGCTTACGCCTTGCGGAGGATGACGATACCGCGAGGGTTGAGGATGGCCATACCGACCAGCTCGTCCATGACCCAGCCCTTGTGGAACTGCTCGACCATGTTGTTCTCCTCGACGTCCAAGGAGTACATGACCGGGAACACGCCGAGGAACTGCGGCTCCGGGGTCAGGTAGACAGTGCCACGCGGGATGATGATCGACTTGCCGATCTGGAACTCGCCGAACTGCACGATGCGCTCACCGGCCACCACGGAGTCCTTGAAGGCCCAACCGGTGGTGTTGATGTCCCACCGGTACAGGTCGCGGTATTCCTGGGGGTTGGCCAGGAGGCGCGAGCTGTCCAGCTGACGCTGGTCGGTGTAGGTGACTGCGGTGTAGAGATCGTCGGGCATGAGGTGCGTGCCTGCGATGGTGATCTCGTTCGGCAGTGCGCCGCCGCCGGGGCCGGGGACAGCCGAGGCGTCCACGACACGGTAGCTGACGGCTGCAGCCTCCAGCAGCGTCACGAGGCGCGAGTCCTCCTGGCGCATGATGGCCTGCTTGGTCATGTCCTGCGTGTACTCCACGATGTTGCTGCGGAGGTAGTACAGGTCTTCCTTCTTGATCTGCGGGAAGGACGCGATGCGGAACAGCTGGACCTCGACACGCTTGCCCTCGAACGGCGTGATCTTGATCTCGCCCTCGTTGCCGTGCAGCATGTAAGCCTGGCCGAGGTCGTCCAGCACGTCGTACTGGATCGGGATACCCGGCGTCAGGGTGTCCTCCAGCAGCACGTTACGCAGGATGCCCTGGTAGCGGAGCTGCAGCTGGATTGGGCCGATCATCGACTGACCGAGGCGCTGGATGCCGCCGACCTTGTCGCTCAGGATGTGAGCGAGCTTGGTCTGCTTCTCCTGCGTGGAGAGCTTGCGCCCTGCCATGCGGCGCTTGGCCTGCACGATGTCAGCGACGTAGTCGTCACTGCTCTTGGCGAAACGGCCCAGGCCGCTGCCAACTGCGGTTGGGAGACTCATTAGCTGCCACCTCCCAGGTTGCCGCCGGTACCCAGGTCGTACTGGTTGAGGCGGACCACGATCTTGTCGGTCGACGGAATGTCGATCAGCTCGGCGATGACGTTCGCGCTGGTGACGCCCGCCGGGGTCAGCTGACCCTGAGCGTTGGCGGTCAGCATGAAGCGTCCCGGACCGGTGGCCTCAGGCCAGTCGGCTTCGGTGTCGAAGGCCGGTGCGAGGATCTCGAACACGGCCTGGTTGCCGCCCACCCATACGGTGAACAGTCCGGTGCCGCTACCGGTGACCTCGTTGACCTCGTGACCGTTGTATCCGCCAGTGTTGACGAACAGGGCCGAGAGGCCGAATGGGGTAGTGCCTGCTTCGCCCGTGTACGGGGCGAAGACCTCTCCGTACACGCGCTGCATCACGGTGCCGGGGTAGATGTCGAAGTCGACATCCAGGTCGGGGTCAAGGAACCCGCCCCAGGGCGTTGCCTGGTGGTTGGCGTACAGCGGACGAAGGGTCCGCTTCTGCGCCGGGTTACTCAGTGGTGGCCTGAACACGATTCAACTCCTTTCATGACTCGTTGAAGCCTGCGGCTGATTAGCCGAACATCAGGCTGTCGTTGCTGGGATCGTTTGCCGCGACCACTCGGCCTGCAGTCCGAGGCGAGGTGGTTCCGCCCTGGCTGATTCCTGGTGGTACTGGCGATGCGGTCCCGCGAGTCCTTCCGCTGGCGACCTTCTGTGCAACCCGCTCGTGATCCGCCTGGCGAACCATGGCGAAACGCTCGGCGAGCGCGGTGCGGTCCATGATCAGACCGCGTGACATCTTCTCGAACTGCGCGGCGAGCTGGTACTTCCGCTCGCGCGTGTTCTGCTCCAGACCGGCAGCGATCATGGCTTCCGCGCAGCGGATTGCCAGGATGCCGTCGGCCTTGGCGGCGCTCTTGTTCGGGGCCTGCCCCGGAGCAAAGTTCTGACCGGTGCTCAGGTCCGGGTCGGCGAGATCGTCGCCCGCGTTGTTCGCGTAGCCCTTCTCGTCGAACTGGCTGTCCTGAGACTCTTCCGGGTTGGTGTTGCTGACCGGAGCCGGGACGCTGATGCGATCATCCGGCGCGGCGGTCTCAAGATCCACTGCCTTCTTGCGCACGGGCTGTCCCTTCTTCTCGGCCTCAACCTTTCGGGCCTGTCGCAGTGCCAAACCCAGTGCCGGGTACATCGACTCGACCTTGATCTTGTTGTAGGCCGCGAACTGGCGAGCCGCCCGGTCGATGTTCTTCGGGCTGTGCTGGCGGGCCGACTTGCCGGTGCTGGCGGTCAGCCAGCGATCGAAGACCTGGAAGGTGCGCAGGCTCGACTCCTTGGCACCGGGGTCGGTGCGCTGGGCGTCAGCGTTCGGGTCGGCGCTCTCAAAGTGATCGCCGGTCAGCTCTTCGCTGGCCGAGTCCTGAACGGTCGGGTTGACCTCGGTGGCCACCGGGCCTCCGGCATCGCTGCCGTCTGCCTTGAAGGTACGACCGGCGATGCGGGCGTACTCGCGTGCGGTGGCCTCCAGCTCACGCTTCTGCTGGGCCAGCTTGGCGGTCAGGCTCTTGGCGTACGCCTCGTCGGCCACCAGGTTGTCCTCGGTGTTCGAGATCTCCTGGCCGTCCTTGGGGGTGCTGGCCTCTTCCTCTGCAGGGGTCTCCGTAATGAAGATCTCTTCCTGCTCGCCCTGATCGTTGCGACCGAACGGTCCACCGTCAGTGTGTGGTCCCTCCGCGAAGTGCGAAGTGCCCGCCGTCTTCCGGCGCGTTGCCAAGGTGCTGCGCTGTGCCATGTTGGCGGTTCCTTTCACGGTGTTCCTACTGCTTCCAGATTCTGCGGACATTTTTTCCAGGGTCCACAGGGCTGCCTCCCGGTTGAAGTCAGCCTTCTCTTCCGGCGTCAGGTCGCGACCTGCGGTGATGGCGTCCCACCAATTCGCAACCCTGTGGCCGTAGTAACGCTCCATCCAAGCCAGCTCGTGGCCTGACATCGCGCCGCGCAGCGCGAAGGTCTGCATCGGCACCTGCGGCGGCGGTGCGCCCGCTGCCCCTCCGGTGCCGGGGATCGGGATCTTGAGCGTCATGTACTCGGTGGTGTCGACCGGTCCTGCCGGTGGCACCGGGCCGCCACCCTCGGCGGGTCCAGGGACGCCGCCGCCGTTCGGGTTGCCCATGGCCTCCGGGTTGGGACCCATACCCTGCTGCTCGTCCTCGGCCTGCTCGCGGTCCAGCTGGTTGGCTTGGGACAGATCAGGCATCGACAGCTCGTCAGGGCTCTCGACGTAGTGGTGGAAGTCGTCGTTGTCGTCCTCGGGGGCCGAGCCCTCCTCGCGGAGAGTGTCGACCGCCTGCGGGGCCTCGATCTCGCCCCATGCACGCTTCATGATCATGTCGCGCACCTCCTTCTTGAATGAGGCCGTGATGACGCCGGTGTGCGACACATAATCGGCTTTGCGGAAGTCATGCAGGCCAGCGGTGCGCAGTGCGCGGACCAGCCGACCTGCAGCGCGATCTTGTAGCGGACCGGTGTGCACGTGGTCCATATGGTTCTGGGTCGGGTCGCCCCGATCCTCCATTGGCTCGGTACGACCGTCTGGGTAGTGCATCTGCTGCTGCCAGATGACGTACGGTGCGCCGTTCTCGAACGCGGTGGACTTGACCTGCTCGGCCACCGCCGGGTCGGTGGTCATGTAGTCCAAAGCGCCGTTGTTGTGCTCGTCGAACCCGTCGCCGCCGGGGCGGTATCCACCGATCTCGTTGTCAGCGGGGTCCAGGCCCTCCAGGGCGTCGTGCAGGCCGCGCGAGATGTCCATGATGCCGTCGTCACCGACGCCACCGCTGGAGGAAGCTGCCGCTGCGGGATCACCCAGTTCGCCACCGCCGATCGCGTTGCCGACACCAGCTCCGCCACCGCTGGTGGTGCCACCACCCGAGCTGCCACCCGAGCCGTCATAGATCGGGCTGTCACCACGCGCCTTGGACATCTGCTCGGTC